TAAAGATGTGATGAATCGCTACCGTAACAAGTTGGTGTATGACGCATCAACTGGTGAAATACGAGATGACAGAAATCATATGAGTATGTTGGAAGATTTCTGGCTCCCACGAAGAGAAGGTGGTCGAGGCACAGAAATCACAACACTGCCGGGTGGTTCTAATCTTGGTGAGATTGACGATATCGTTTATTTCCAAAGAAAACTTTATCGGTCACTCAATGTTCCTATTTCAAGACTAGAGGCAGAGAATAATTTTAGTCTTGGCAGAACTACAGAGATTACAAGAGATGAACTGAAGTTTACAAAGTTTATTCAGAAGCTTAGAAAGAAGTTCGTGCATCTGTTTACTGACATATTGAAAACTCAACTTTTATTAAAAGGCATTGTTGCGTCTGAAGATTGGGATATCATGAAAGAACAGATTCAATATGATTTCTTGAAAGATGGCCACTTTGCAGAACTAAAAGATGCAGAGCTGCTGAGAGATCGTATTGACGCTCTTGATCAAATTCAATCTTACATTGGTACATTCTTTAGTAAAGAGTATGTCCTTAAACGTGTTCTTCGTATGACTGATTCTGAAGTTGAAGAAATGCGTGACCAGATTGCAAGAGAAATTAATACTGATCCTATGGACGGTGGTATAGATATGCCGGATGCTGGAGATGGCATCACACGTTACCCACAAGATGGTGCTGGTGGGGCGATAGGTGCTGATGATATTGCAAAATATGATGGTGAAGCACCGCCAGGAGAAAATAATGGCGGCGACAAGGAAGAGCCTGTAGAAGATGACTTTGACAAAAGTATAACTGTGAAAGGGAAAAGAAAATGAGTAAAGAGATGATTGATGCAATAACAGATGGAGATAATTTATCGGCAGAAAATGAATTTAAAAATTTAATTTCTGCAAAGATTGGAGATGCACTAGAAGTAAAACGTGCAGAATTAGCAAGTACTTTTGTTAAAAATGGAGAAGCTTCAAGTGAAGAGGATTGAGGAAATATATGAGTCTACAGTTGTAGAGAGGGACGAGCATCGTAAATCTAAGGAGTATAAGAAACTATCTCCAAAGATGAAAAATGCTGTCGATTTTATCTTTGGCAAAATGGATGCTAAACCTTCAGATTTCCTAAATAGTTTTGAAAAAACTATAAAAGATGCGGCAAAACAGTTTAAAGTAAGAGAAAACGAATTGCTGTCGTATTTTGAAAAAGAGATGCTTTCGATTTAAGGAGTTAGAGGATGGCTGTTGCAACTAGAACATTAAAAGATACAGTGGTTAATGCCTCCGGTGCTGGTGGCAAAGTTACTGTATTGGTAACCTTTGATGATGAAACAAGTTCAAACAATACTGTTTTAGATGCATCTGGTCTTGATGGTCATGCCAATGGTGCAATGTTAGATATAACTAGACTATGGTGGGGAATTAATGGTGGTGTCGCAGATGATGATAAGAACTGGGCGTTTTTAGAATTTAAGGGCGCTTCTTCTGATACACTTGCTATTAATCTTGCTGGGTCAGGACATTATGATGGAACAGCAGGGCCAATTACCAATAACGCAACAAATACAACTGCAACTTCTGGCGATCTAGAAGCAAGTTTTCGTGGTGCTTCTGGTTTCATATTAATAGAATTAAGAAAAGATGCTAGCTTTACATCATAGGGGATGAATATGGAAACGGTAAAATTATTTTCAGAGGCCGTAGAAGAAGTAGAATATATCTGCGAAGAAAAAGAAAACGGCAAAAAAGATTATAAAATTAAAGGTATCTTCATGCAAGCAGATGTGAAGAATCGTAACGGCCGTGTTTATCCTATGGAAGTTCTTGAAAGAGAAGTTGCAAAGTATAATAAAAAGTTCATCAACGAAAAACGTGCGTTTGGTGAACTGGGCCACCCAGATGGTCCAACTGTGAACCTCGAAAGAGTTTCGCATATGATAACATCGTTAAAACCAGAAGGTAAGAATTTTATTGGTGAGGCAAAGATTATGTCCACACCAATGGGAGAAATCGTTAAAAATCTAATGGACGAAGGCGCCAAGCTTGGAGTTTCCTCTAGAGGAATGGGAAGTCTAGTGCAAAAGAATGGAGCCAATTATGTGAGAGATGATTTTTACCTCGCAACTGCTGCTGACATTGTAGCAGACCCTTCCGCCCCTAATGCTTTTGTAGAAGGTATTATGGAAGGAAAAGAGTGGGTCTGGAATCATGGGTCTTTGGTAGAAGCACATGTTGCAGAGTTAAAAAAGGAATTTGATGTTAAACAACGTCAAAGAAAGGCGAAACAAGAAGCACTAGAGTTCGCCAAATTCCTCAAAATGTTATAACTTATAAATAATATAATTACAAAAAGGAGACAATTCCATGTCCGAATTAGATAAAACCATTGAGGAGCTTGAAGCAGAGGTTCTGGCGGAACTAGAAGAAGCCAGTCAACCAGATGATACTGGTGGGCCCGCTGATGCTCCTAAAAAAGTAAAAGATGAGGTCAATAAAGAAGAAGACCTTGGTGATAAACCAGAAACTGCATCAAAAAGTTCCAAAGAGGTTAGTGGAGATGCACAACAGAAGGGTGAAGGAGCCCCAGAAAAAATGCCGAAAAAACTTGCTGCTGGTGATGAAATTGAACCAGAAGAAGATCAAGAGGTTGTTTCGGAAGACAAGAAGTTGACGAAAGCACAGGCAATCGAACAGATTTCTAAGATGAAGAAATCTGAGATCGAAGAAATGCTTGCTGCTCATGCATCTAAACTGGAAGAAGCAGATAACGCCAAAACTGAAGAAGAGTTGAAGAAACTTGAAGATGCTAAGGCAGAAATCGAAGAAAAAATTAAGTCGATTAATGTCAAAGAAGACGTTGAAGCTTTGGTGGAGGGTGAAGAGCTCTCTGAAGAATTCAAAGAGAAGGCTGCTACAGTATTTGAAGCAGCGGTTAAGTCTAGGATTCGTAGTGAAATTGAACGGATGGAAGAAGGTTACGCGGTTTCTCTTGAAGAAGCTACTGACACAATCAAAGAAGAGTTGTCAACTAAAGTTGATGATTATCTTGGTTACGTTGTTGAGCAGTGGATGCAAGAGAATGAGTTGGCAATTGAGCGTGGCCTAAAGGGTGAGATTGCCGAGGACTTCATTGCTGGTCTAAAACAACTGTTTGAAGATCATTACATTGATGTTCCTGACGAGAAATATGACGTTCTAGAGGCCCAGGCTGAGAAGATCACTGAGCTTGAAGAAAAACTCAACGATATTATCGAAGAAAACGTTGAGAAAAAGAAAGTGGTAGAATCTTTGTCGAGAGAAAGAGCAATCGCAGAAGCTTGTTACGATCTTGCTGAGACAGAAACAGAGAAGTTTACTTCTCTTGTCGAAGACGTAGAGTTTACTGACGAAGAGTCTTTCGCAGAGAAACTTAGCACATTGAAAGAGAGCTACTTTCCTAAAACTGGTGGGGAAGGTTCTTTTGTAATTGATGATGATAATAGTGAAACTGCACAGGACATTGATGCGACTGATACGATTAAATCGTATATGTCGGCAATCAGTCGGTCAAAAAGTGCATAATTTATAAATAACTGTAGAGAAATAAAAAGGAGAAACTACAATGTTTCAAACAGAACATCTACAAGAAAAGTGGCAGCCAGTCCTAGAACACCCCGATCTTCCTAAGATTGAGGATTCCTATCGCCGTGCAGTCACAACTGTTATCCTTGAGAACCAAGAGAAGGCTCTCAAAGAAGATCGTGCGTTCCTTTCGGAAGCTGCTCCGATCAACAGCACAGGTGGTTCGATTGACAATTGGGACCCAATCCTGATTTCGCTCGTTCGCCGTGCAATGCCAAATCTGATTGCGTATGATATCTGTGGTGTCCAGCCAATGACTGGTCCTACGGGTCTTATCTTCGCAATGCGCGCCTCGTTCCTGTCTTCGGACGGTGCAGAAGCGTTGGTTGACGAAGCAATGCCTGGTAAGGCTGGTGCTTCTAACCAGAACGCCGCCGGTACAACTGGTGGTGGCGATG